GTTCCGACTTCAGCTCACCGTGATCTGGCATCTGCACCATGGCATTCATGTAGAAGCTGGGTAGTTCGAAGTGTCCAAATAGGTATTTGGCTTGTAACTTCTCAATCCTACGCCATTCGTCACCTACTAACCAAGGAACTAATGCTACATCTTCGATAACTTGCATTTCATCTACCACGGTTATGCCTGGTATGTGCTTTGCAAACTCAGTTGACTTTACATCACGCTTGTCTTTGTAGTATAAGTCGTGGTTACCTGCAAACATGTAGAACTGTTCAAAGGCATTACCTAGTTTTTCCAACAATCTAATGGTTGTATCCATAGTTGTAAGGTTCAAACTGTTCCTATTGTGGTGCCAATCACCACAAAAGATACCTGTTTCACAGTTATTAGCTTTAGCTTGTTTAATATACCAATCGATATAGTCTTCACAGTCCTGATTATGAACCCGTGAGTTACCCTTCATACCCAAATGTATGTCAGTAAACACTGCTGCTTTCTTAAACAAATGATTTCTCCGTATTGAACTACACTATAACAAGAAAAACAAACAAAATCAACCGGATTTTTGTTCTTCCTGTCTTCTTAATGCTGCTTCCCATTCACCTTGGTGTAGTCTTGTGTAACTTGGATTGTAATCGTTCATCTCAAGTATGTCATCTCTTATGTTTTGATTGCGTTTTTCTAAATTAATGACCCGAACAAAGCTATTAGTAACAGCAGCGGTATAATAGGCAAAAGGATTGTTAGATTTACTCTCATCAAATTGTAGTCCTATCTGTGCAAGTTGTAGTATTGCTTGCCCTTTCATTTCATCTTTGTAGGTGTAACCTCTTACATTGCCTCTCGTAGAGTATCTGTCTACAAGTTTGAGCCACATCATAGCCAGTTTATTGGTTGCTTTACCGTGTTCTTTACTAAAGTGACCATTTTCCATTCCACCTACCCAATGACTTTTACCTATACAAACTAGATTGTCATTGTCGTCAAATTTAAAGTGCTGAAACGGAGGAAAGTTTAGTTTTGTTTTGTGATCAGCAACAGTTTTAGGATTTTTCTTACGTCCAGGTTCGTCTGGGATATGATCAAACATCATAATACGAAACACAAGATCTGTTTTTTCTATAGATCTATAGTCTACTTCAAATTCAGCAAGTTTAACCTTTTTCCCGTCGGCTTTAGCAGCTTCATATGCTGTTTGTCCTTGCTTTTTAGCTTTGTTTCTTTTAGCTTCTGCTATTGTTCTTATATTAATTTTACTAATTTCTGGCAAAATTATATCATAATTTGCGTATTCTGGTGACACGTAGCTACAAAATGTTGCTTTTGACTTGTGTATTTCTGCTAACATGTCTTTGTTGTTTAAATAATTTACTTTCCTGGCCAATTTCGACTCCTTTTGTAACATAATAAACTATGCACTTAATTTTGTCAACTAAATAATGTATAGGAGAAATAAATGGCCGATACCTTTCAAACAACCCCAGCAAGTCGCGGTAGTGAACTTACACAGGTTAATGCTAACGACAGATATGCAAAACAAAATTTGTCTGAACTTTCAGGTTCAAATGCAAATCAACTTATGAGTAGGCATCGAGCAAGAAACATTCCTGCTGGTGCAGAGCCTTTAAAGCGTGATGCTCAAATAGCATCAATGGCTCCTTTAAACACAGATATTGGTGATGATTGGCGTGTGAAAATAAGTGTTCCTGATCTTGCCACGTTTAGATCTAGTCCTTTGTTAACTCCTTTAGCTGACACAGGTTACAATGTTGTATTTCCTATTGTTCCTACTATTGCTGTTCAATACATGGCTCAATACGATAGCATCGCACCTGTTCATACTAACTATACTTATCCTCAATACGTGAACAGTAGCGTAAATGAGATTGCTATCACAGGCGAATTTCCCGTGCAAAGCGAAGAAGAAGGAAGGTATTGGTTAGCAACCACACATTTCTTTAGAAGTGTAACAAAAATGTTTTATGGGGACAGCAGTAACAAAGGTGCACCACCTCCGTTGTGTAAATTAAACGGCTATGGCGACTTTGTTTTGAATAATGTTCCTGTTGTTGTAACAAGTTTTGTAAGTGATTTGCCGAATAATGTTGATTATATCCGTGTTCCGGTAGAAAATGCACAAGAACTTGGTAGTTATGCACCAAAATATCAAATGGTGCCACGCAATAGCACTATTGCAATCACAGTTAGACCAACTTACAGCAGAGGAAGAATATCAGAATTCAGCCTTGACAAGTTTGTTAATGGTGATCTTACTGATAAAGGATTCATCTAATGGCAAGTTATACAAAAACCAGTCCATATTCTAACACACCAATTACAGAAAGCGGAGAACTTGACATATTGAAAATACGTCCTGTGCCTGCAGATGACGATGATTACCTTTATGAAATAGAACCACAGTATAATTTCCGTCCAGATTTACTAGCACACGATCTATATGGATCACCGAAGCTATGGTGGGTGTTTGCGCAAAGAAATTTAGACGTTTTGAAAGATCCTGTTTTTGATTTAAAGGCAGGTGTAAAGATATTTTTACCTAAACAGAGTGCATTACAGAAGGCCTTAGGTGTCTAATGACTATAAAACCTAACATGTTGCATCAATTTGCAAGTTTCAACAATGTGTTTACGCTGTCAGTGTTGACAGTTGACGAAGTAAACATGCCTGATGAAACATATCGTGTTGGTGAACCTGTGTTGCAAATATTACGTAGCGGCGGAGGAGCAGATAATAAAGTTACTACCGTATATGAGGATGCAATTGGTAAAAAATTAGAATACTTTATCGACGATGTATCTATTGAGGGCCTTATGGTTCCTAATAGTAAAACTAGAACCACCAACGCAACATTTATAGAATTTAGTGTAACTGAACCTTATAGTATGGGTTTGTTCCTACAAACTTTACAAATTGCTGCAACAACAGCAGGCTATACAAACTATTTGCAAGCACCTTTCTTACTTACAGTTGAATTTATTGGATATGACGATGACGGAGACATACTTGTAGTCGAAGATGGAAGAAATCTAAAAAGAATGTTTCCTTTGAAATTTACAAATGTAGAATTCAATATAGCAGAACAAGGAACAACATATCAAGTTGAATGTATTCCTTGGAACGAACAAGCATTCCTTGATAATATTGAAAATACACAAACTGATACAGCACTCAAAGGAAAAACAGTAGTAGAAGTTTTGCAAAGTGGCGAACAAAGTCTAACAACTATATTAAATGGCAGATTTGAAGAACTAAGAAAAGCAAATAAACTTACAACAGCAGACGAAATGGTTATAAGTTTTCCAAATGAGTTTGCAACTAGTTTATCTCCAGCACAAACGTTAAGTAATAACGATCAAGGTGCTACTATGCCTGGAAAAAGCACCCGTAAAAAAGGTGGCGGCCTGTTTGGAAACATTGTAAAAGGTGCTGTCGGCGGAATTATTGGCGGAGCACTTACCGGAAATAAAGATATTGGACAAAATGCACTAGGTGGAGCACTTGGAGGAGTTTTAGGCGGAGGTTTTGCAGGTGGGTTAAGTGCAAGTATTGGCGGTTTGCTTACTAGTTTTAAAGAAGGCGACATAAACGGATTATTCCAAGGTATAACTGGGTTCTTGGGCGCACAAGCACCACAGGATTTTGAAGCATTTATCAGTATGATCACAGGACAAGTGTTTACAAGAAGTAATATTGGAGAAGGATTATCTCAGTTATCACAAAACCCTGGCAGTGTTAACCAACTTGGTAACAATAAAATAATAGATGCATTCCAAGACATGGGTCAAGCACCTATGGCACAAACCGGACAAGTCTATGATAGCAAAAATAAAGTTATGACTAGGGGCAAAAATGTTATTAGTCCCGATGAACGTGTGTTTGCTTTTCCTAGTGGTGCAAAAGTTACAAGAATTATAGAAGAAGTAATGCTTACTAGTGATTGGGCGAAGAATGTAAAAGAAAGAGCACCTGATGAAAACGGAATGTTAGAATGGTTTAAGATTGTAAGTGAAGTTTATATAAAACCAGGTGCGCAAACAGAACAGTTAAACGGTAAACCGGCACAAACCTATCATTATAAGATTGTTCCATATAAAGTTCATTCAAGTCATTTCCAAAAACCAACAGATCCTGGTCTTAGCTACTCTGGCTTAGAACAAAAGGCAGTGAAAGAATACAATTATATATACACTGGCGAAAGCAAAGACATATTAAATTTTGATATCAATATAAATGCTGCATTCTTTACTGCAACTATGGCAGATGATGGACAAAACAATCTTAGTTTCAAAACAGGCGGATCACAAATGAAAGTAGTCCAAGATAAAGACGGACAATTAACAATTAATGATCCAACAAGAGCAATCAGTTCAACAGGACAAATATTACAAAGTGAAATTGGAACTTTGAGCACTATGGGAGGCGGCGGTGCCGGTATTGACAACAATAAAATTAGAACAGCACGTATGTTCCATGATATTATAATAAACAGTGATGTAGATTTGGTAAGTTTAGAATTACAAATACTTGGTGATCCGTATTATGTTTTTGATAGCGGTATGGGCAACTACACAGCACGTGATATCGATCAGAATGAAACAGAAAATGGTGATATTGAATATCAAAGAGGCGAAACAGATATAATCGTGAATTTTAGAACACCTGTTGATTACAATGAAGATACAGGGACAATGGATTTTCCAGAAGACACAGTGCCAGTTGATGCATTTAGTGGTTTGTATAGAGTAACCAGTTTAGTAAATCAATTTAAAAACGGACAATTCACACAAACACTTACACTATTACGTAGACGTAACCAAGAAAAAGATATAAAACAAGTGGCAGCACAAGACAAAGCAGTTAAAGTGATTGATGCTACACCACAACAAACAGTATATAGCCCGTATGGATAATTTAAATGGCAAACTCAGTAGGTAACAACGAACAAAAACGCACAGCAGATCCAGGCCCACAGCAAAGAAATCCTGGTCCTTATCTAGCCCGTGTTATCAAACATGCTGATCCTTATTACTTAGGAGGATTAGAAGTTGAATTGTTAAAAACAACTGAAGCAGGTAATATAGGTGAAACACTAGGACAGACTGCTATTGTTTATTATGCAAGTCCTTTTTATGGAATCACACAGAGTGCTAATACAGGAAAAAACGATACCTATAGTGATACACAAAAAAGTTATGGGTTTTGGGCAGTTCCGCCAGATCCTGGAAGTTTAGTTCTTGTAACATTTGTAGAAGGCACTAGAGAATTTGGATATTGGTTTGCTTGTGTGCCCGAAAAAGGCATGACATTTATGTTGCCAGGAGGACAACCAGCAACAGAACAACTTACAGGAGTTGTGCCAAGTGATTTAAAAGGCAAAAGATTGCCTGCAGGCGAATACAATAAAACAATCACAAAACCACAAACTAACAATGTAATAAAATATAAGCGTCCTATTAACAGTGACTTTGTGGATCAATTATTAGAGCAAGGATTAGTCGAAGATGACATACGTGGAATAACTTCAAGTAGTGCTCAACGTGAGTTTCCTAGTGCTGTAATAGGTATAAGTTCTCCAGGTCCGGTTGACAAGCGTGGAGGATCTCCACAAGGTAAAATTGGTTTGAAAGAAAGCCAAGCTACTGTGCATACAAGCCGATTAGGCAGCAGTAGTTTTGTTATTGATGATGGCGATGACAAATTAATACGCAAAGGATCTCCTACAGACACTCCGTATGAGTATATTAACAAAGAAGCAAGCGGCAAAGGCGGAGATGTAACAAGACCACACAACGAATTAATACGTTTACGAACTAGAACTGGCGCACAAATATTAATGCATACCAGCGAAGACTTAATTTATATCAACAATAGCAAAGGCACATGTTGGATAGAAATGTCTAGCAATGGTAAACTTGATGTGTATGCACAAGACAGCATAAGTTTTCATACAGAAGTTGATATGAATTTTACAGCTGATAGAGATATTAATTTTGAAGCAGGCAGAAACATCAATATGATTGTAAATGAAACTATTAGACAATCTGCAGGACAAAATTTAGAAATAAAAGTTGGTGTAGACGGTAAAATACATGCAGGTAACAGCATACAAACACTTAGTGGAGAAGATACTATTGTAACAGCAGGTGGCACAGTGTGGATTGACGGCGGACCTGATGTGCAGCTCAATGGCGGCAATGCAGCAGCAGAAGCTGAAAAGGCATTTTTCCCACAGCGTGTTCCGCAACACGAACCATGGAACGGACATGAAAATTGGAATCCACCCGAAGTAGAACCAGAAAAGACAGATTCGTTAAATACTACTGAGAGTCAAGACATACATCCTGAAGATAGGACTGTGCAAACTGATAGAACAGTAATGAATGACTTGGGTAAGGAGTAAATTATGGCAGATACTTGGGCAGTAGTATCGGATAATACAACTACACAGCAATATACACAAAGTAGGGCAAATGATGCTCAAATAAGAATAACCCAAGGAGATATTCCTAGTTTTGCCACAGATGTTGCAAGGACTTGGGCAGTAACAAGCACAGGTATAAGTCAAGCAGGAGCAGCAAACAAATATGTTAGTGGTGCATCTGTTGCAAATATATCTTCAGCAATAAACGATATAAGTGTTACATTATCTGTAAAAGATAATTTGATAATAGGAGGTTTGCAAGGTGCGCTTAATGGCGGATTAAAAGGTGCAATCGAAGGTGGACTTAATAGTGCATTGAACGCTGCAATAGCACAAAGTGGTATAGCTGATCAATTAAATTTTGCAGCAGGGCAAGTAGGAGTAAATTTACCAACAGTTCCTGGGTTACCTGCATTAGGAGGTAGCAGTCCAAGCGGTGCAAGCGGTGGTGCAGGAGCAGCAGCCAGAGCAGGTGTAACTAGATCAGGCACACTGCCCACAGATTCACCAGCAACAGCTAGAACAAGTATACAAGATGCTACACAAACTGATGTAGAAATTACAACAGATAGTTTCTTACAAGGATTACAAGGTAGTTTGAGTAGTTTAGCTCAAGGTATTAGTGGATTGTTAGGTGGTGCAATGCAGCAATTGATGAGCAGCACAGCATTAAGCGGAGCACTTGGCGGATTAATGAGTGGATTAAGTGAAGGCTTAGGGAAGGCTCTTGGAGGATTAGCAAACGCATTAGGTGATGCTGCAAATGGTATAATGACTGGGTTAGGTAATGCAATACAAAGCATACCTGGTGTTGGACCTGTTTTGAGCAATATGACTAACGCAATAGGAGATTTTGCAGGAAATATTAGCAAAGGGTTTGACGATTTACCACAAGGTGTCCAAGCAGGTGTAAATGGTGCTATAGCAGCCACTGGCGCTGCTTTGTTAAACAAAACAAATATAGGATTACCAAAAATATCTCCTGCTATAGCAGGAACAGTAGTTGCTTCTTTAACAATGGCAGATAATCCTGCTGCACAATTAAGGCAAATTGCATCCACTGCAAAAGAAGTTGATAGAAAAACATTTCCAGAAACAAAAGATCGAAGATTTGCAAACATTGCTAGTGCTGCAACAAAAGCAGCTAAAGAAATGGAAAAGAATATTCAGAGAAATGATAACGGAGATTTTCAAATGAATAGAAATCCTGAAAGAGCTTCTGCAGATATACAAAAAACACAAGTAATACGTAATGGTGCTATTGTAGAAACAACTAATACATTTGTTGATAATTTAAATGATATACAATTACAAAGTTATCAAACATATCAAAGAATTCTAATAGGCAAATTTGCAGTATATGGTAGTGATGCACAACAGCTTGCTAATCAAGCCTACAATGAATATATTGAATATGAGCAACTTGTCACACCAGAAACCAAATCTTTTATTTTACTGGTAAAACCAAAAGATGCAAAAACCATAAAAGATCTTGCAAACAGATTTTTGACTTTCTATCGTAGTAGCAAAAGTCGTTACACCATGTCTGGGCTGTAGGTAAATACGTTATGGCTACAAATGACAAACCTTTATACAAAAGTATTACAGTAAAAGCGGCAAATACCGAACAAGGACCTGTGACAAGTAAAAAGTATAGAGGTATTAGCACAGTAAATCCTGACGCAGGTAGCTTCAATTTGTATGACATAAATCTAATAAAACAAGATATCGTTAATCATTTTCATATAAGGCAAGGCGAAAAGCTAGAAAACCCACAATTTGGAACAATTATTTGGGATATACTTTTTGAACCTCTTACAGATGGCCTTAGAGATGCTATCATTCAAAATGTAACAGAAATTATTAATTATGATCCTAGAGTAAGTGTTGATAGTGTAACAGTTGACACCTACGAAAGTGGCATTCAAATTGACTGTGCTCTCACATATTTGACTTATAGTATTAGTGAAACAATGCGATTGAAATTCGATCAAAGTGCAGGACTAATTTAACTGCGCACTTTATTAAATCACATAAATATTACAAAGTGAGGACAGTGCAATATGTCAAATACAGAACGTCAAAATAGACTTCTCTTAGCAGAAGATTGGAAAACAATATATCAGAGTTTCAAATACGCTGATTTTCAAAGTTATGACTTTGATAATCTCCGTAGAACAATGATAAGTTATATTCGTCAAAATTACCCAGAAGATTTCAACGACTACATTGAATCAAGTGAATACCTTGCACTGATTGACTTGATTGCTTTTCTTGGACAAAACCTCGCTTTTAGAACAGACTTAAATGCCCGTGAAAATTTTATTGAAGTAGCAGAACGTAGAGAAAGCATTCTCCGTTTAGCTAGACTTATTAGCTACAATCCTAAAAGGAATCAAGCAGCAAACGGTTTACTTAAAATTGAAAGCATTAGCACTACTGAAGATGTTGTTGACAGTAACGGAAACAACCTATCAAATCAAAGTATAATTTGGAATGATGGCACAAACCCTAATTGGTATGAACAGTTTATTAAAGTTTTAAATGCTTCTTTGCCTGTGTCTACATCATTTGGCAGACCTATTAAAAAAGCAAACATTAATGGCGTTGCTACTGAACAATATAGGTTCAATGGCATTAACACTGATATACCAAGTTTTACTTTTAGTAAACAAATTAACAGTTTAAGCACAAACTTTGAAATAGTAAGCACAGGTATTGATACTGATACAAACACACTTATTGAAGAAGATCCGTTGCCTGGAAATAAAATGGCATTTGTTTATAGAGACAACGGTCAAGGAGCAGGATCAAGCAACAGTGGATTCTTTATGCACTTTAGACAAGGGTCATTAAAAAACAATGTTTTTGACATTACAAACAATGCACCAAATACTGTTGTAAACATTGATACAGATAATATCAATGATAGTGATGTTTGGCTTTACAAATTAGATAAGCAAGGCAACGAAGAAGCTCTTTGGACAAAGGTAGATGCTGTAGAGGGAAACAATGTAATTTATAACAGCGTGTCAAAAGGAATTCGTGACATATATGCTATTCAGACTAGAATAGAAGATAGGATTAGTTTAATTTTTGCTGACGGAGTATTTGGAAATATACCAAAAGGACAATTTAAAGTATATTATAGAACTAGTAAAAATTTAGATTTTAGAATCAATCCAAATGACCTTATTGGCATTAATGTTCAGATACCATACATTGACAGGACTAATAAAGAACAAACATTAAATCTAGTTTTAGAACTTAAGGCAGTCGTAGAAAACGCATCAACTAGTGAAGAAAACGAAAGCATTAAGAGTTTTGCGCCTAGCACATACTACACACAAAACAGATTAATTACAGGCGAAGATTACAACATAGGAACGCTTGGTATTAATCAACAGATTATAAAAACCAAAGCAATAAACCGAACCAGTAGTGGTATCAGTAGATATTATGATTTGCGTGATGCAACAGGAAAATACAGTAATACATTAATGTATGGTGCTGACGGTGTTTTGTTTTCAGATGAATTTACAGAATTAGACAGTTTTGAATTTATTACAAAAACTGATATTGAAGCTGCTATTAATAATAAAATATTGCCTAAGATTAAATCAACAAGTATAAAAAATTATTACTATGAAAACTATCCTAGAAACACAAGTATTGCAAATCTAAATATTACATGGAATCAAACAACAACAGGAACTAATATAACCACAGGTTATTTTGTTGATTCTTTTAGTTTGCCTGTGACAGTAAGTTCATTCACACAAGGTTTACCAAAATACATTGAACCCGAAGCTCTTATTAAATTTGTTGCACCATCAGGCAAACATTTTATGACCAACGATAATAATAGATTAATGGACGGTGATGCCGATCATCCTGGTGCAGCTACTTATATATGGAGTAAAGTAATAAGTGTAGACGAAGGCGGCACTGTTGTAGATAACGATACAGGATTAGGTCCAGTAGTATTCAATGATATAATTCCAAACGGTGTAAGTGTTGCTGAAATTATTTCTCCTATAGTAGGTGCATTGAGCGGAGATGTAACAGTTCAACTTGTAGATCAGATTTTTGCATATAAAACATTTGGATTGAGATATGATGTTGATATTAGACAATGGAAACTAATATTAAATACAAACTTAAACACTAGTTCGGAATTTAGTTTAGGAAAACAAGGTGATAATACAAATCAGCAATTAGATGCTAGTTGGTTATTACTTTTTGAAACTAATGGTGAAAAATATACAATTACAACTCGTTCATTTAGATATGTGTTTGAAAGCGATAACGAAATACGTTTTTATCATGATAGTTCTGATAGAATTTATGATAGTAAAACAGGAAAAGTTGTAAAAGATGTAATAACAGTTTTAGGTAACAATAACCAACCAGATAGTCTAAGTCCTTTTACAAGAGATTTTAAATGGCAGGTTGTAAAAGAATATAGAGACGCTGACGGTTATGTTGATAATAAAAAATTAGAAGTAGGATTTTTTGATAGTGACGACGACGGAGTGGTTGATAATCCTGATACTTTTCGTCATATTGTTGCACCAACAGTATCTCCTACAACAAAATATGTATTTGCAAAAAAATACACTAGAAATGGAACAGAAGTTTATGATTATATAGACGCTGATATTGAAAATATAGTAGTGCCAGCATTAGGAGACCCAAATGCAATATCTTCGTATGCAGATGGAACAATAATTTATAATTGGAAAAAAGATATTTTTTACACTGTAAATCTAACAACAAACCAATTTGTTTTAAACACAGATTATATTGTATACACAGGTAGAGATAAAATAAGATTTGGTTATAGTCATGCAGCTAATGAAAATAGAAGAATTGATCCAAGTAGTTCAAACATAATGGATGTTTATATGTTAACAAAAACATATGACACAAATTATAGAAAATATCTAAGCGGAGAAATTACAGATCCTGTATTGCCTCCGAGTAGCGATAGTCTTTTTCAAAGTTATGGGGCAGACATTGCACAGATAAAAAGTATAAGTGATGAAGTAATTTATCATCCAGTAAAATATAAACCACTTTTTGGTAGTGAAGCGAGTAGTAATTTGCAGGCAGTATTTAAAATTGTAAAAAATCCTGGTAGAGTAGTAAATGACAATGATATTAAGGCACGAGTAATTGATGCAGTGAATGAATATTTTGCATTAGAAAATTGGGATTTTGGTGAAACATTTTATTTCAGTGAATTAGCAGCGTATATTGTTAAGCAAGTATCTCCGGATTTAAGTAGTATTGTTCTTGTGCCTAGACAAGAATCCCAAAGTTTTGGTAGCATGTATGAAATTAAAAGCGAAAATGACGAAATCTTTATCAGTTCTGCAACTGTTGAAGATGTTGAAATAATAGATGCAATTACTGCAAGTAGATTAAAAGCAACTGGTAATGTTGTTACAAGTGACGAAGTATTAAACACAGGTGTGCAAAGTAGCGAATCTGCAACTACAGTAATTATTGGAGGAGATAATACTGTCTCTTCAAGTAGTTCAGGAAGCAGTGGCTCAGGCAGTAGCGGTTCAAGTGGCGGAGGATATGGTTACTAATGTCTTATAATGATGAACAAAATGAATACCCGTTACCAGCTAATGATTCTAACGATCAGCGTAGTGCTAATTTTTTACCTAGATTTTTTAGAACAGATGCAAACAAAAAGTTTTTAGGTAGCACATTAGATCAAGTTACAAATCCTGGTGTTGTTGAAAAAATTAATGCTTTTGCAGGACGTAGAGAAGCAAAAGCAGCAAAGTCTACAGATACATATCTTGCTGATGTAAGTGCAGATAGAGAAGATTATCAATTAGAACCTGCTGTTGTCATCAAAGATAACATTGGAAACGTTGAGTTTTACAAAGACTATAATGACTATATAGGCCAATTAACAAGTTTCAGATCTACAACAAAAAATCACAGCTTTCTGAACAGTCAAGAATTTTATGCATGGGATCCACATATTGACTGGGATAAATTTACAAACTTCCGTGAATACTATTGGTTACCAAATGGTCCACAAGAAGTTCCAGTAAGAGGTCAAAGTTTAGAAGTCAAAAGCACTTATACAATTACAACTGTAACCGATGACGACAACGTGGCTTATTTGTTTACACCAAATGGATTGACAAGAAATCCAAACATAAAATTATTTAGAGGACAAACTTATAGATTTGAAATAGATTGTCCAGGACATCCTATTAGCATTGCAGTGAGTAGAGCTTTTCAGCCTGCTGTAGATGTGGTTGATAGTAGTCTTATTACTACACTTTATGATGACGGTGTTGAAATTACTCCTACAGATACTGATAATCTAAAAAACAGAGAGTATGCAATTGATAGTGGATTTATAGAAAAAGGTGTTTTAGAATTTACTGTGCCTATGAATGCACCTGAAACACTTTATTATATAAGCCAAAATGATATTAACACAAGTGGTGTTTTTAATATATTTGATATAGAAGCAAATACAAGTATAAATGTTGAAGAAGAAATACTAGGTAAAAAAACTTATAGAACAAACAACGGCTGGGATTTTTCTAATGGCATGAAAGTATATTTTACTGGTATTGTAGAACCAGAATCCTATGCGCAAGGATTGTATTATGTCGAAGGTGTAGGAGACAGTATCAAACTTATTCCGCTGACAGACTTGGCTGTTCCTGCTATATTCACACAAGATACATTAATACCTTTTGACACTAACGGCTTTGATAGAGTGCCGTTTGGTGATGCAAAAAGTTTTGCTGGAACAAAAGATTATATTTGTATTAATAGAGGTGATGAAAGCAAAAACGGTTGGTCAAGATACAACCGCTGGTTTCATAAAGATGTAATAGAACTATCCGCTTCATTAAACAAGCAAGAAACTGGACTGGATGAAGCATTCAGAGCCAAACGTCCGATTATTGAATTTGAACCAAACATACGTCTGTTTAATCATGGACAAATCGCAAAAGCAAGTGTTGACTTAGTTGACACATTTACAAAAGATGTTTTTAGTAATATTGAAGGTCAAGCTGGATATAGTGTTGACGGTATAAATTTAGTTGACGGCATGAGAGTGTTGTTTACTGCTGATCCAGATTCATTGGTTAATAGTAAAATATATGAAGTAAAATTCTTATTACATACCAATACAACACAAATAAGTCTTGTAGAAACCACTGATACTAATCCTGAATTAGGTCAAACTGTGTTAGTAAAAGATGGTGTAAAAAATGCTGGTAAAATGTTTTGGTATGACGGAAATGAATGGAAGTCTGCACAAGATAAAACTGCATTAAATCAAGCACCTGTTTTTGACTTATTTGATAGTAATGGTTATAGTGTAGGAGATACAGATTATTATCCTTCTACCAGCTTCCAAGGAAACAGAATTTTTGCATACAGAGTTGGAGCTGGCAACAATGATCCGGAGCTAGGCTTTCCATTATCCTATAAAAATATTAATAATGTAGGTGATATAGTTTTTGATTTTCCTTTGCTTACACAAAAGTATGATTATGAAGCAAATAACGCAATTTTTACAGTAGCAAGTGACGAGTTATTTTTACAAAAAACCAAAGCAGGTGTAACATATTATTGCAATGGTTGGCTTAAAGCCAATGAATACAGCAGTCAATATGTTGTAAGAAAATACACAGGCGACGATTTACAAAATCGTTTTCCAATTGATGTTTATAAAAATAGTGCAAACTTACAAGATCTAGTTTGCAAAGTTTTTGTTAACAATAAATTCTTGGTCCAAGGTGTAGACTGGAATTTTGTAGACGATAATGAAATTAGAAATGTTAATCTAGTAAATGATTTACAATCTGAAGATGTTGTCATTATAAAAACAAAAAGTGTAGCAGATAAAACTGATCAAGGACATTACGAGGTTCCATACAATCTTGAAAGAAATCCATTAAACAACAATATAACTGAATTTACACTAGGACAAGTTAATGATCATGTTGAAGGCATGATTGCTGAAATACCTTCTTTTGTAGGTATGCAACCTGGAAAAAGCAACCTAAGAGATTTAGGTTTAGTATCTAGTTATGGTAGAAAATTTGTTCAGCACAGCGGGCCGATAAATTTACCATTATATCACTTAACTGATAAAGATGCAAACATTGTAAAAGCAATAAGATTAGCTAAGACTGAATACAGCAAATTTAAAAGAGAGTTTTTATCTGCTGCTGAAGCAAGTAGTTTTGTAGGATCAACAAAAAAACATGTTGATCTCATAATGCAAGAACTCACTAAAGATAAAACAAATAAAATGCCTTTTTACAGCACAGACATGCTAGGATTTGGCGGCGCAAAATTATTAGAATACACAGTAGTTGACAACAAAAATAGATATTATGCATTATCAAAAGCATTTAGTATTTCTACATTGAGTAAAAAAGCAGTAAATGTTTACATCAATGATGAGCAACTTATTCATGGTGTTGATTATACCTTTACTCAAAACGGTTTTGTTGATATAACAAAAACTCATGCAGTTGAAGATGTAATTAGGATATATGAATACGAAAACACTGAAGGTAGTTTTGTTCCTTTGACTCCTACTAAAATGGCGTTGTATCCTGCTTTTGCTCCTGCTAAAGAAGTTGATAATTCTTATTCTACAAATACTAATGTTATTAGAGGACACGACGGTAGTTTCACCGTTGCTTATAATGACTACAGAGATGATTTACTCTTAGAACTTGAAAAAAGGATTTATAATAATATAAAAGTTTCATATGATCAATCAGTGTTCAACATACACGATTATATTGAAGGAAATTATAGATCAGGAAATATAGATAAATCAGCAATGGATAAAATCATGATAAGTGATTTTATTTCTTGGTTGCCGTTGGTTGGAAACATTGATTATACAACAAACGATTTTGTTACACAGGGAGATGGATTTACCTACAACTATAGCAGAAGTTTGAGTCCTACAGGAGAACAATTACCAGGTTATTGGCGAGCAGTTTACAAAATGGCATATGACACAGATAGACCGCATTTAACACCTTGGGAAATGTTAGGTTTCAGTGTAAAACCAAGTTGGTGGGAAACGTTATACGGACCTGCCCCATATACAAAAGACAATCTAATCATGTGGAAGGACATTGAAAAGGGTTATGTAAAAGAACCCGGTAAACCACTCGAAGTTAGAAAATCTTATGTAAGACCTAATTTAACAAGTCATTTACCTGTAAATGAATTTGGACAACTTGTTGATCCACTTGCAAGTGGTTATGCTAAAGATTTTAGTTACGCTACAATGAAAAATGATTTATTCAAGTTTGGAGACGAAGCACCTATAGAAACTGCTTGGAGACGTAGTAGTGACTATGCTTTCAGTTTGTTAATTGCTATGCTTATCAACAGACCTGCACAAGTTTTTGCGATAGGTTTTGATAGAGCAAGGACCAGCAGGAATTTAGCAGGTAATTATGTCTATAATAACAAGAAAACAATAAGAGCAAAAGATTTAGTTTTTCCAAAAACAAAAACCAATAACGTTGTTAATCAAACTTTAGGATTAATTAATTATATTGAAAATTATTTGCAAACAAACATAAATGCAAATTATGAAAAGTATATTGATAGACTCACAACAATTAATTCACAAATGGGAATCAAGTTAGGTGGTTTTGCAGATAAGGATAAGTTGAAATTAGTTCTTGATAGTAGAACACCTTTGAATCAAGGTAATGTTTTTATACCACAAGAAAACTATCAAATTTTCTTAAACACTAGTAGTGCAAAACAATTGATTTCATACAGTGGTATAATAATTGAAAAATTAACCAAAGGCTACAAAGTATCAGGTTACGATAAAGAAGATCCATTTTTTACATATTATAAACCTATCGAAAGTTCAAATGATGTCGCTATTAATGTAGGCGGTATTAGTGATAGTTATCTTGATTGGGACGAAGGCAAAACTGTTGTAGCAGGAAAAATAGTAAAATATAATAACCGATTTTTTAGAGCTTTAGAAAATCATGTTACAACAACAAGTTTTGATGATAGTTTATATTCGCAATTAAGTAACCTTCCTATTACAGGAGGTGCAAACGCATTGCTTAGAAGAAGATTTGAATCCACAATTTCTACAATAGATTATGGAAATGTTTATGCGTCTTTGCAAGAAGTTGTAGATTTTATTTTAGGATATGACAAATATCTAAAAGAATTAGGTTTTACTTTTGATTACAATAATAGACAAACGGAAACCATTGAGGATTTTAGATTAGCTACTAGAGAATTTTTATTTTGGACTACACAAAATTGGGCAGAAGCAAGTGTAATTGTTTTGAGTCCTGGTGCAAACAAACTGTCATTTAATAGAGATTATTTTGTGGTAGATAATCTTTTTGATAATTTTTATGGATTGGATGTTTTGCAAGCTGATACTTCAAAATTAAGAAGCAGTTATACAAATATCATTAGAGACAATACAAACCAATTTGGCATTCAACCAAAATCAACATCGCAAGGTATATTCTTTGTAAAATTACCGTTGGTGCAAAAAGAACATGTTATACTAATTGATAACACCACAGTATTTAACGATACGATATATGACCCCGAACCAGGTTACAGGCAAGAACGTATTAAAATTGTAGGATACAGAACTGATAATTGGAATGGTAGTTTGAACATTCCTGGATTCACATATGATGAAGCATTGGTTACAGAATGGCAATCGTGGAAAGATTACTATATTGGCGAACTTGTAAAATATAAGCAATTTTATTATAGTGCTATTGCAACTCACACAGGCACAGAAGAATTTAATTTTAACAATTGGAGTGTTTTATCTAAACGTCCAGAAAGTTCGTTGATGCCTAACTGGGATTATAGAGCTAATCAGTTCACAGATTTTTACGATCTAGACACTGATAATTTTGATGCAGAACAACAAAGACTTGCACAGCATTTAATAGGATACCAAAAACGTCAATATTTAGAAAATATTATTAATGACGATGTAGCACAATACAAATTTTATCAAGGCATGATACAAGACAAAGGAACAAAAAATGTCCTTACAAAATTGTTTGATAAACTTGGAAGTGCAGATAAAGATAGTTTAGAATTTTATGAGGAATGGGCAGTCAGAGTTGGACAATATGGTGCAACAGATAGTTTCAATGAAGTTGAATATAAATTAGACGAAAAACAATTTAGAATTGAACCACAAACTGTTGAACTTGTTAACACAGTTGACCAATCAAGAACAGATTTAGTTTATCAATATCCTAAAGCAAATGTGTATTTGAAAGACGATGATTATGATCATGCTCCATTTCCTACAAACGCAAGTTTAGACGAATATACAAAAACAGGTGGATACGTTGCTCTCGACCAAATAAACTTTATTGCACGTAATTTAAAAGATGTATTGAGCTTTGATATTAATTCAGTTGATATAAATTCTTATATTTGGGTTCCAGAAGTTCAACAAAGTTGGAATGTTTATAAACATATACAGTCGCCTGCACGCCTTGACAAAATTGAAAAAACTGACTTAGGTTTTTCAGCAACTTTTGATAGAGCTGTTCCTTTTGTTACAGGAGAAATAATTGGCATTAATAATATAAATGAAGATGTTAACGGTTTCTGGACTGCAAGGAATGTGTCTCTGAATGTTGTAGAATTTTATACAAACAAAGACATAGGTGATGAAGCAATAGATTTGAGTGATAGCACACAAGGTGTAGTATCTCAATTGAATAGCAGAAGGCTTTCAAATATAACTGATGTCAACGGTTTATTAGTTGATTATGATATTGATTCGGATGAGAAATTATGGCTAGACAATAATGGCGCAAGTAACAGCGAAGTTATTGAAAACAATCCAGTGTTTACTTTACAAGCAGAATTGCCAAACGAAGAAGGCCTAACAGATGTTGGGTATGGAACTGCTTTTGATGCAAGCGGCAGTAACCAAGTTTTGGCAGTCGGTATGCCAGATTTAGGATTGAACGGTAAAGTAGCAGTATATTCAAGATTAAGCGAATCTTTAGAATATGCACTATTACAAACATTAGAACCTGTTGCAGTTAATACATTAGCAATACAAGGTATTATCAACAGCAATCCTGGAGAAATTACAACAGTTGGTGTGCATAGTTTACGTGAAGGTGAAAAAATTAGCATAAGTGGTGCTACTGGATTAACAGCATTAAATGGCAATAACTATTATGTTTCTATTTTAACAACAACTTCGTTTAGAATTTACACTGATAAAGAACTTACATCACCCGTAGATACAACTGCAATGGGCACACATGACACTGGAACAGGTGCTATTGTAAGCGGTTACCTATATGATACTGGTGCCGGATTTGGCACATCAGTTGAGGTGACAGAAAATGGACAATATATACTTGTTGGTGCTCCTTTTGCAAGTGATGTTAGAAGCAAATACAAAGGTGAATTTGATGCATTATCAACTTATCTGCAAAACGATATTGTAAGTGATAGAGGAACATTATGGAGAGCTGTTAGAGATACTCCAGCTGGCTTAGCAGATAGCACAATAAGCACATTGTCTCAAGACTGGGAATTGGCAAATGTATTAGAAGCAGATAATACAGGTTATCTAAGTAACTATTCTAATCAAGGTGTAATACATGTTTACAAAAAAGATATTACGACATATAAATTAGAAACAACAATACTTTCACCTGTTGCTAGAAACAATGAACAATTTGGTATTGCAATTAAATCTGCGTTTACTAATGATTTAGTGCATAAATTTTATGTTCGTAGTCTAGCCGACAGCGGACGCATTTATTTTATTGAAAATAGTTTAGCAACTGTTAATACTTTTTCGTATAGTAGAGATCCAAATTACAAAGGAACATTTGATCCGTTAAAAACTTACTATGAAAATGAAATTGTTTTTGCTGGTTTTATTTTATATAGAGCAACAGAAAATATTTTTGCAAGTAGTGGTGTAATACCTGGTGCAGACTCCGAATGGGAAGCTATAGATCAGTATGTTGATTATGTTGGATTCGTTCCAAATCTTGGCGATGTAACAGAATCAGAAAGTGATAGTGTAGGATTAGGCGGCGCATCTCAAATTGGTAAAAGTTTTGATGTAAGCAAAGACGGTAGTGTCTTAGCTCTATCAGGATTCTTAGACTTTACAGAAATAAACAGAGTAAGTGTATATAGATTCAACAACAATGACGGACGTTACGTATACGAATCTAATATAGACGGTGATATAAAATTAGAAGAAAACTTTGCTAATGCCCTAGCTGTATCAGACGATGGAAAAGATATAGCTGTAGGAGCAACTGGTAGTGATGTAACAGGATTAAACAACGGTAAAGTTTATGTTTACAGATACAATTACAACAGTGATGCACCTGAATTTGAATTATATCAAGAACTTTATTCTCCTAAAGGAGACGCTAACGAAGAATTTGGCTATAGCATAGACTTTGACAGGAACAAACTTGCTATCATGAGTATCAATGGTGATAACATTAATGAAATCACATTTGATAGTGATGCAACGTATCTTGATAATCGAGCCACACAAATACTTGATAAGGTAAAAGACAACGGTCAAGTTTACATTTTTGAGTCATATAACGATGTTTATATCTATGCAGAAAAAATGCGTTATGTAAGAGATACTACTAAAGCAGTAGAACCTACATTAAAGTTGATTGACAATCACATTATTGTTGGACAACCATCATCTGTGTTTGAAAACACAAACGGAGTTGCAACTGCAACTGGTTTCGTTGTTGATTTTAGATCTAACAAAAATACAAACAGTTGGCAATCAAATAGTTTAGTTCAAGATTTTGTCGACTTATCTCAAATCAAGAATGTATTTTTATATGATAAAACAAATGGCGATCTAGTCACATATCTAGATTATATTGATCCTGTGCAAGGAAAAATTGCTGGTCCTGCAGAGCAAGAACTTACGTATAAATTATACTACGATCCTGCTGTATACAATATAGGCAGCACTAACACAGGAAATAAAACACCATGGGACAGCAATTATGTTGGAAAGCTATGGTGGGATTTAAGTTCTGTAAAATGGTTCAACACTAGACAAAGAGGTTTAGAATACAAAACCAACAACTGGAATACTCCTCTACCAAGTTTTGAAGTAGATGTTTGGGAATGGGTAGAAAGTGATTTGCTTCCAACAGAATGGGATGCAACTGCTGATACAGTTGAAGGTTTAGCCGAAGGTATTAGTGGTGTTACAAAGTATGGCGATGATAGTTATGTAATAGCAAATATTTACGATCCTGTAACAGGAACATTTGCTAACAAGTATTACTACTGGGTGAAAAACAAAAGAACGTTACCAAATATTGATACTAGAAAAATATCTGCATTTGATGTAACACTTTTGATACAAGATCCAGCAGGACAAGGTTACAGATTTGTAGCGTTCTATGAAAACAACAAATTTGGTTTGTATAATGTAAGAAATCTTATCAATGATGAAAACATTATTTTGCACATTGAATGGAAAAAGTTTGAAACAGATAATAACATACACAGCGAATATCAGTTACTTACAGAAGGGGTGGCAGATAGCAAACCTAATGTAGACGTTGTGCAAAAATGGATTGACAGTTTAGTAGGATATGACACAAATAGTAATCAATTACCAGATTTAGATATCAGTGTTCCACGTAGATACGGAATACTAAACACACCAAATCAAAGTATGTTTGTAAACAAAACAGAAGCTCTAAAACAAATAGTTGATAGAGTAAATGGAATTTTGGCAGATAACTTAATTGTTGATGATTTTGATTTATCTGGTTTACAAAGAATTGATGCACAACCTAGCATCTATAGCAATGATTATGATGTTAAAATTGCAAGTGAAAATCTTTTGAGATTTGTTAGTGTTGCAAAAATTGAAACTGCAACCTTAACACCAACAGTAATAGATGGTAGAATTACAAATGTTACAATTACAAATCCAGGCAGAGGTTATGTAGATACAAGTTATACATCCGGTAACACAAGAAAAGGTCCAACAGTTGATATTAGAGGCACAGGAACCGGAGCAAAAATACAACTGTATATTAATAATTTGGGACAAGTTACAAGTGCAGTAGTTGTTTCGCAAGGTAAAAATTATGGCAGCGACACACTTCTTATTGTTAGACGTTTTACAGTGCTTGTTGAAAATGATAGCACCATAGGTGGTTTTTGGAGTCTTTATAATTATACTCCTGCACAAAAAGAATGGAGTGTTGAAAGAATACAGTCTTTTGATACAACATTGTATTGGCAGTATATTGATTGGTATGCTAATGGATATGATGAAACAACTGCAATTAATCATTTAGTGCCAGGCAGCTATGCTTTAGATGCAACAAATGATTTAATTGGTGAAATTGTAAAAATTGAAAACATTGGATCAGGCGGCTGGTTGTTATTAGAAAAAATTGATAATCAAGAAGAAGTTGATTACACAGTAAATTATAAAGTTATTGGTAGAGAAAACGGAACTATACAATTCTCTAAATTGCTTTATCAAAATGTAACCAGTGGATTTGACAATCAGGTTTTTGATGCTTATTTGTATGACAGAGAACCTGTAAACGAAACTAGAAACATTATGAATGCATTGCAAAATGATATTTTTGTAGATCAATTAGAAGTTGAATGGAACAAATTATTTTTTGCAAGTGTAAGATATGCATTATCAGAGCAAGTAAATATTGATTGGATATTTAAAACAAGTTTTGTAAGAGCAAAACATAATGTAGGAGAATTACAGCAAAAGATAACATTTAAAAATGATAACTTGCCAAATTACCAAGATTATGTGAATGAAGTAAAACCGTTCAAAACAAAAGTTAGAGAATACATTAGTAGCTATCAAAACACTGAACCTACTCAAACTAGTGTTACTGATTTTGATCTTCAGCCGAGATATGACGAAGTTGAAGGACGCATTGTTGCAGAAAGAACTAGTGTGTTTAACAGCGAGGTGCAGACATATAGTCCTTTTGTTAACACTTTCCCACAAAAGAACTGGACTGATAATGTAGGTTTTGAAATCAAGGAAATAGTAGTGTATGATGGCGGGTCAGGATGGACAGATGGCCCTAATGTTACTATTAGTGGAGGAGGTGGTCCTACACTTACCGGAAAAGCAACACTTGCTGGTGATGTGGTAAATGCTATTGACATTGATACAACAGGAGCAAAATATATTACTGCTCCTACAATAACCTTTGATGGATCACAGGACGAAGTTTATACACCGGCAAAAGCAGTGGTTATTATAGGCAACGGCAAATCTAAAGCAACCCACATGCTTATGAAATTTGATAGAGTAAGTGGTAGTTTGGTATTTACAAGTCTGCACGTGCCAACTGAAACATTCACAGGCACAGGAGCCAAAGAAACCTTTGAACTTACTTGGCCAATTGATACACGTAAATCAAAAATAGTTGTTACTGTTGACGGTGTTGAAAGTTTAAGCAGCGAATACGTTCCTGGTAACAAAGAAGATACCAGTGCTGGATATACAAGACAAATTGGAACAATAACATTTACAGAAGCACCTGCAGATGGTTCGACAATAGTTGTTGATTATTATAGAAATGCAAGTATGCTAAATGCCGCAGACAGAATAAGTTATTTTTATAAACCAACAGAAGGTATGCCGGGCATTGGAACAAACGAAGACGGTAGTGTTGATTTAGCTCAAGTAATGGATGGAATTGATTACGGTGGTGTTCAGTATGATACTATAAGTTTTGGAAACACTTTAGGATTTGATACAGATAAATTTGGAACAAACTCATTTGATACATTTGATAGTGCATTTGATGATGAAATTTTTATATTAGATGGTAGCACAAATGTTTTAGATTTAGCAGCACCTTTAGAAGCAAATGTTGAATACAATGTTTACTTTAAAAGTGTGGCAGCAGGTGCAAGCGATAGTCCTATAAGACTTGACAGCGATAGCTGGCCTACTGCAAACAGTAATCTTCCGTTTGCTGTTATGGCACCTATCTTAGGCGATGGTATAACAACCAGTATAGTGATAAGTGATATATTAGAAAAATACAATGTTGTTGATGATATACCGTATGTTGCTAATAGAACAGGCGACACTATTATATTTAGAAAATCAACAAGTGACGGAACAACTACTCCAGACTTCACTAATTTTGATGTAGAATTACGTGGAGGAGATTTCACAGGTTCAACTGCAACTGGTATTCAGTCAGGAGACATTACAGTTGATGGTGATGGTTTTGTTACAGAAACAACTTCCAAAGGACCAGAAGAACAAGTTCCAGGACAATTAGTAGATGCTTTAGATATTCAAGTTTTCAATAGAGTGCAAGATGGACAAGGTATTATTACAGTTCATAATTATATGACTGATGATGCTAGACTAGAATTTAAACTAAGCGGAATAGCTGCAAGTCAGACTAATGTAATTGCAAAATTAGGTGATACAATAATTGATCAATCAGAATACACAATTGATTGGAAAACAAACACATTTATATTTGCTGATAGCACAGCTATTGAGCCAAACAAAAATCTTAATATCATTTTAATAGATAACAACGGTAATGATATTATAGATAGTGATAGAATAATTACAACAGATCAAACTGTATCTTTAAACACAAATATCAAGTATGACACAAATTATGGTTTGTTTGTGACTAGGAATGGAAATGTAGAACCTGCAGAGTTAACAGACGATAACGGAACTGCTATAATTTCAATTTCAACCCAAAGTAAAGTTGGTGATGTTTTTGATTACACAATTTACGATAATCCAGTTCCAGATTTTAGTCAGATTGTAATAGATGAATCTTTTGTAGGAGATGATAAAAAGTATTATCACGAATTTAGAACTGCATCTAATCCTACAGGATCAGTGGTATTACCATTTACAAAATTGCCTATTGCTAACAATGTCATAGTGCAAGTAAACAATAAAATACTTAATCCTGGATATAGGAAGAAGATAACATTAACAACTGATAGAAGTTATGAAATTGATAAATGGCAATTTGAAAATCTTACAAATGTATTCCAACGAGATATATTAGTATACTTGAACGGAACTTACCTAGCACCTGCTAACTGGGATTTTGATGCTATAACAGGACGTTTAGTTTTAACATCAAATCAAATAGGTGAAGTTGGTGATACTTTAGAAGTTTATATTATTCGTGATGCAGAATACACATTTACAGATACAAGTGTAACATTTACTTCTACAAGTCCAGCATGGACAAATGGTATTCCTGTTGGTGATGAAATTATAATTGCATTGACAGATGATAGCACCACAGTAAGAGGTATTGTAAAAGAAAAAACTGTAAACGGCAGCAGCGTTACACTAAAACTATATGGTTACTTCCGTGACATGGAAGCATTATTTACTATTGACGATACACCGCAAAGTGTAACTGCTATTGCTACATACGGTGATGATAGCACTTATGAAACTGTTACTCTAACAGGGTTTGATTATACCCAAGGAGACACACTTAACTTTGCTACTACTCCACGCAAAAATCATGCAGTCAAAATATACACATTCTCAAATCATGACATTAATGGCTTTGAAAGAGAGAGCTTAGATGTAGTATTTTCTACTACACATGCTCCTGTAGGAACCAGTGCATACCTTGATAGAAATTTACTTACCAAAGGATTTATCGAATTAGCTAAGCCTGCAATAAGCACAAATTATGTATGGGTAATTAAAAATGGTAAACTTTTAACACCAGAAATTGATTATGTGCTTAATGCAGATAAAACTGCTGTGCAACTTGCAAGACGTGTAAACAAAAACAGCACAATTGAAGTGTTACATTTTGCAGGTAGCTTGTCAAGTCCAAAATATGGATATAGAATATTCAAAGATATGTTGAATAGATTCCATTTCAAACGTCTAAACAATCAGAACACATATGTTTTACAGCAAGCATTAAATTATTACGACAGTCAAATTTTGCTAGAAAGTGCTGAAGGTATTACACAACCAGATAGGACTAGAAATCAGCCAGGAATAATTTGGATCAACAAAGAACGTATCGAGTATTACAATGTCGAAAATGCAACATTATCAGGATTACGCAGAGGAACACTAGGCACTGGTATTGCAACTGTGCATCCAAAAGGCACAGTGGTTGCAGGACAAGGTCCTGAAGAAACTATTCCTTATAAAGAAAATCAACAAGTTACTGATTTGACAGATTTTGCTGATGGCAGCACAGGCGAAATACTATTAGATGTTGATTTGCATACTCCTGCAAATGCTTATGTTGATAAAATTTCTAGCACATTAAGTGCATTTGAAGTAGAAACGTTAGTAGATGAAATAGCAGCAAGTATGGTTGATATCTTTGTAGGAGGCAGACGCCTGAGAAAACCACAACCTTTAGAGCCAAACAATAAACTTAAAGACAGGAATTACTACAAATTTAATGCAACGATTGATTTAGATTCTCCTGCAGGTGACGAAATTGTGCCAGCAGAATATACTATGGAAATTGCATTTGTAAATGGTGCACCAAAAACACTATTAACATTAAATATACAGGATGATGCACACCCTGATAACATACCACTAACAGGTGAAAAAATTCTCCTAGTTAAGAAAAACGGCAATCTTTGGAATGATGTAGTCGATGCAGATACTACATTATCACTAAGTGACAGCCAAAATAAGATCGCAAGATTTATAAGAGACAAAACAATATCGCTACCACGATAAATACAGTAAGGTGAGATAACATGGAACAAAAAACTGATTATAGCGGCATACACGTTGAAGGACATATAAAGATACACAATCCAGAATCTGGTGAAGTCTTTATTAACAAACGTAATGCCATACATTATGAAAATATGAGTATTGCATTGGCAGAAAGTTTAGGTAATGCAGGCCAAGGTTTTATCTATGAGATGGAATTTGGCAATGGCGGAACAAGCGTTGATCCAACTGGTATTATTACATATCTCACACCTAATAGCACAGGAACAAACGCCAGCCTTTACAATGCAACTTATAGCAAAGTGGTAGATGATCAAAGTGTAAACAACACTGATCCAACACGTAATAAAATTGAAACAAGACATCTAAGCGGAACAAACTATACAGATATTTTAGTGTCATGTTTGTTAGACTACGGCGAACCAGATGGGCAAGCTGCTTATGATACTGCTGCAAATGCTGAAGATCAATTTGTGTTTGATGAACTGGGTTTAAAAAGTTACTCACCAACTGGCGCAGGTAAATTAATAACACATGTTATTTTCCATCCTGTGCAAAAGTCATTGAATAGATTGATACAAATTGATTATACAGTAAGAGTGCAGAGTTTGAGTGGAGGTAATATTTAATGGCATATACTATACCATTTACAGATTCAGCAAACAAAGGCAGCATCACTGTAGAAGATAACAGTATTAACACTGAAACAAGTTTACTATTACCAGGTAGAAATACAAATGATTACGGAACAAGTATACTTACAAATTTTTTACATTTGTTAGAAAATCATGCTGACGTTAATCCACCTCTTAATCCTGTCGAAGGACAATTATGGTATGATACAACTAATGATGTTGATCAATTAAAAATATATGACGGCACAAATTGGGTAGCAGCAGGCGGACTTAAAAAAAGCGGAGCAGAACCTGAAAGCATTAATAGCACAGTAGGCGATCTATGGGTTGATACCAGCACAAGCCAATTATATTTGTATAGTGGTAGTGGATGGATTCTTGTAGGACCAAGTTTTGCTACTGGTAATAAGACAGGAGCTTTAGCAGAACAAATTGTTGACAATAGCGATGTTACTAGAGATGTTGTTATAAATTACGTAAACAATATTCCGATTAGCATTATTAGTGCAGTAGCTTTTTTACCTAAAGCAACATTGTCAGGTTTTGAAAACGGAATACAAGTTGGAACTACACAAAGCACAAATGTAAGTAGTAATCCTGCTTTAATAAAAGGCATTGCTTATCAAGCATCTTATTTACAAGAATCACCATCATTTACAGACAGACCTGCAGGTTCTGTAACAGTGTCAGATCTTGCCAAAAAGAATGACACAAATATTTTCACACAGCTACAAAAATTTCCAAATGGCGGCATTGAAATTGGAACAGTGAAAACTTTTAGTGCATTAGTTGAAGGCACAAGCGGTATACTAGAATTAGCTGGTGCTGGCACTGTAGATATCAGAACTCCGGTTAGCACTAATCCTGTTGTAAGAATATCTAACGACGGTAACTTTGGAATTAACACATTAAGTCCTACAGAAAAACTAGATATAAAAGGTAATTTAGTAATAGGTGTTGAGTCAGGAGATGATGCTGCATTAGATACAAGTGGTAAACTTACTGTCAATAGTGAATTTGATAGTGCAGCACCAACCACAGGTGCAGCAACAGTAAAAGGTGGACTAGGTGTAGCAAAGCAACTACAAGTTGGAGGTAGAGCTACATTTACAGATGTTATTCAAACTAATCCAGCAGGCACTGTATTAGAGCCGGATACAAACGGACAAGGTGTAATTGGTAGCACGTCAAAAAGATATTCAGGTATATATGCAAATACTGTGTATGGAAATTTACAAGGTAATGTCACAGGTAATGTTACAGGAAACGTTACAGGGTCATCAAGTAAACTTACTAGTCCAACAACATTTAGTATGGTAGGAGATGTTACAGCATCTGCATTTACATTTGACGGACAAACTGGCGGCAGTAGTAAAACATTTACTACAACTATTGGTGACAATTTTATTAACACAAAATTAGATGTGGCAGCGCAGTTAGGAAGATTAATTAGCACTGATGAATTGATCATATACAGACCAACAGCAGATGACGTAACTGTTGATCCTACTGGCACACTAGGTGTGTTTAAAACAACAATAGCAGATATTACTGCACAAATTTCTTCTTTACCAATCGGAACTGTAATGATGTGGGCAGGATTGACAGCACCTACAGGTTGGTTTATTTGTGACGGTAGTGATTATTTGATAGCTGATTATGAAAACTTAGCAAATGCTTTAGGTTGGGATAGATTTAACTCTACAACTTGGTATTGGGGAACACCATATTCTGGTTCAGGCGAATACTATTTCCGAATACCAGATTTTACAGGACGTATGCCAGTTGGTTCTAGTGTAGCAAATAGTGGTGCATTACAAGCATGGCAAAGTTCAGCTCACAGGATTGGCAATACAGCAACACAATCAATGGGTGGTGTTACAGGTGATGATGAAGTAACACTTGTAAGTGATAACTTACCTGATCACACACACGATTTATTAAGCAGCACAGGCGAACAATTTTATGCAGTAACCAATGCAACCACAAGTGCTCCAGAAACTTTATCTGGTGGTGGCATTGACGGAGGAACAGGTAGCAGATTAGCAAATAGCGGAACTATTACAGACGGAACAGCTAACAGTGCAGTTGATATTACCCCACCATTTGCTGCTATAAACTTTATTATCTACCACGGAGTAACTTCATAATGGCATATAAACTAAACAAAACAGACGGATCATTAGTTGTAGAACTTGTAGATGGTAAACTTGATACTACCACAACAGATATTTCTTTGATAGGAAAAAACTATCAAGGATTTGGTGAAAGTATAAATGAAAATTTTATTGCACTTCTTGAATCATTTGCAAATACAGCAGCACCGTCAAAACCACTTAGAGGACAACTGTGGTATGATACCGGAGAAGGCAGATTAAAAGTTTATGACGGAACAACTTTTAGAAGCACAGATAGCACAATATTTTCTGCTACACAACCTACTAGTTTAGTCCAAGGTGATATATGGATTAATGGTGCTGAAAATAGATTATACTTCTTTGACGGCACAGACTTAATTCCTGTAGGACCAAGTTACACAAAATCTCAAGCAAAATCAGGTATAGAAACTGAAACAATAAAAGATACAATAGGTCAGAACAAGATTGTTGTAAAATTGTTTATTAATGGCAGTAATGTTGGTATTTGGTCAAAGAATACATTTACACCATTTCCTGCAATACCAGGTTATGGAGATATTAAAACAGGTTTCAATATCAATTCAGGTTTTTCAGATTTTAGTTTTTATGGAAAAGCTGATAGTGCAGAAAAACTTGTTTCTGAAACAGGCGACCAATTTACCAAAGATAGTTTTTTAAGCACATTAGATGATTCTAATCCTGCAGGTAATAGAGTAGCAAACGGCACCCTAACATTTAAAGGAACAAATGGTATTTTTATTGGGCCTGACAATAGGTTGAACATTAAAAAGTCAGGAACTAAAACACTTTTTGATAACACAGGTATTGACAGTGATTTAGAATTTCAATTGTTAAAAACACAAGGCACAGGCACACTTGCATATAGTGCTTTTAAATTCGATACCGCAAATCAAAGATTAGGTATATTTAACGATTCACCTAATGCTACTATTACAGGCGGACTCGATACTAGAAGTTCTGGTGTGGTAATTGGAACAACAACTGATAAACGCAACTTAATTGTTACAGGTGACATGAGGATTGATGGCGACCTTAGAGTTGGCACAGTGATTAATGAAGAAATTGCATCATTAAGAGTTGCAGATAAAGTTATAGAATTAGCTACACCAGACGATAGTTCTTTAGTAGACAGTTCAAGCGAATATATTGATGGTGCAGGTATAGTAATAAACACAACTTCAGGAAGTATTGACTGGGTATACAGAAACGAAAATCATAACTGGACAACTGAAGTAAACATCAATATTGACAACCAAGTTGGAAAATATAAAATTGAAGACGAAGTTGTTTTAACAAAAACAGGTTTAGGACCTAGTGTTATAAACAGTAACTTGACAAGTATCGGGACATTGGTAGCTATCAATGTTGATGATATTAATATTGATAATAATGTGATCACAAGTTCAAATGCAGACGGTTTAGCATTTAATGTATTAAATGATATTGCAATTAATCCAGGATCATTAAATTATAGAAACATTACTGGTGTAAAGAAACCTATAAGTGCATTAAATGCTGCTTATAGTGTAAACAACGAATCTGCTGATGACCTTGCAGCAACCAAAGGTTATGTAGATGAGGAAATATTAGGTAGAACACAATATCTCACAATGAACACAACAGGATTTGGTGCAGCAGGATTTAGTGCTGCTGGTGATTTAGAAGGGGCTATAAAAGCTCTATTGCTTGTATGGATACCTACTACTGCAATTACCGAAAATGCAACTGTAAGAATTATTTCAGAGCAACCAACAGCTACTACTGATCCTATTGATGTAAACAGCAATATTGTAAAAAGTTTCTTAGCTGTTGATAGTGCAGGTGTTCAAAACGTAAATGTTATATCAGATGTAGCTGTAAGTCCAGATCCTACAACAACAATTACATTTGGTATCAC